ACGAATGACTTGCTCCCATGCTTCTGGTTTGATGTCGGCAACCTCGTCAAGCACAGCGTAGGTGAGTGACACTCCTCGCAGAGTATCTGGGCGATCTGCACCTCTAACATAGATTTTTGCTCCGTTTATCAGGGTGATGTCCATGTTATTGATGTGGCTAGACTGAATCACCTCTCTACCCAACTCCATCAGTACATCCCAGATAATTTGCCTCGCCTGACCATTGGTAGGCGCAACATACAGCACAGCAGAGCCAGCAGTACATTGGAGTCCTTCAATCAGGAGGGTAACGGCTGACAGACGAGACTTACCGCATCGTCTGCCAGCGGCAATGACTTTAAACCTTGTTTTATCAGCAAAGACTTCTTGTTGCCAAGGGAGGAGACTGAAGTTCAAATCAGACATCTTTGCTTTCTACATCTTCTGCATCTATGACAGGGTTTTCCCCAATAGTGACACCACCTATGCCTGAGATTGTGATGTTGACAGCGGAGCGTTGTTTTCCTTCTTTTTCAAACATGGAGACAGGAAGCATTCTGTCCATACAGAGTTTGAGTGCCGCCATTTGAGCAGGGTGTTCATCATTCATGGCAATCTCGACTGCCTTGTAGACAACATTAGAACCAGCACTGTTTATCAGGAGGTCTTTGAGTTCTTTGATTTTCTGTTGTTCAGTCTTGGGTAAGACGAGTGCAGAGGGGTTGTCTGCGTACTTAGAGAGAGTCATCTTTCCTGTACCACGGGGGCGGCCTTTAGATTTCTTCAGGTTATCAGGAAGTGCATCTACAGCGTTCATCTTTTATCCAGTTAGGGAAGAAGGTTGTTGGTGGCTGGATTTGAACCAGCGACTCGCCTACTGTGCTTTGTTGCAACTCTACACAGCATCGACAGAAATCTGCCCATGACTCTACCAACTGAGTTACACCAACACGGCTGGAGACTGACATAGGAGCAACCCTACTGTACCGTTTCCCAATGCCTTGGGGACTGCAATCTCCATGCGTCTTGGAAGTTAGTACACACTTTACACGAGAATCAGATTCTTGTATAGTGGAGGTAAGTTTGTTCGCACCAGACTATAAGCCTTTTAGAAGTGGTACAGCCTCGGGAGTTCTCGGGGGTGCGACTGTATCACCCCTAAAGGGCTTTTTTTATGGCAATTCAACTAACACCTGAAGAACTGGCAAAACAGCGTCAGCGCAAAGAAATAGCGCAAGCACTGGAATCTTGGGGAAAAGGTTTGGCAGAGAAGTTGGCAAAAGACAGGATAGACAAGAGAAAAGTCACAAATCCCAAGAAGATTAAGGTCTACGAAAAAGGCGCAAAACAAGAAGCAAGAAAGATTCTCAAAGCATTTGATGATGGGATGATTTTCTAGTATAGTGTCAACAAAAGGAGTGTCGGTTTTGCTACCCGACTCGACAGAGGGTAATCCTGTAAACCCCTGTTATGACCGCTTGGAAGCTGGTATGCCATCGTAGTGACTACGCCGCACAAGATAAACCAGAATAAGCCTAGAAGTAGGCTCTCCTCGTGGCAGACACTCTAATCAGCTTTCTGTTAAACATTATTTTACCTATACAAGCTATCGGGTAGCCGCCTTGCGCCCAAATGAAACTTAAAGACACACCTCACTGATTACCCCTTTTTTCCAATTCAACCTTGCTTATTTTGTTGGACAGCATGATTTAGCTTCTCGTGTGCGTAGGAGGGTTCACAAATATTTACAACACCACACATACCCCCTCCCCCCTATCAAAGTGAGCACTCACTTACAAGTAAGCACTCACACACATAGAAGTGAGCACTCACTAACATAAGTGTTGGATTGTTCCCACAAAGCAAGCGCTTGGTTGAATATAGGGGCGATGTACCATAACACGAACACTAATGAGAATCATTCGCATATACCTAAACACAGCAAACTGAAAACTATTGATAACAGTTTATTGATAGGATATTTATATGAGACAAAATGGTGCGGAGTGTTTACTAACAACACTGATTTGGTGCAGAGTGTTTACTAACATCACCTTATTGGTGCGCTCTGTTAGTGAGCACTATCATTCTAGATTCGATACTTGCTGAAAGCCTAGAATTGGCATGGTCTGTGCATAGTATTTAATGTCCGATGTTGGACAGTCAACAAACAGGTGTAAATATGAATGCGACAATGACTGAATGGGAACAGAGAATACAAGAGCAGAGATGGAGTGCTCTGTTTAATGCGGCTAAGGCAATGGCAGATACAGGCGGAGGCTTTGCAGGGGCTATTGCAGACGCATGGTACAAAGCAGACAAGACCAACAAGACACGGCTTGAAACGGCTTTCCCTGACCTGTTTTTCAGGTTTATGGGCGAGTTCGACCGCTCATATTTTGGCGATTCAATTCACTGACAGTTTAGAGTTAAGCCCTTTGGGGCTTACCTGTGCACTGTCGCACATTTTGAAAGGCGTTGATATGAAAATCACTGAGCAAAAAAACGGCAATTACACTACATTCGAACGAGCATTCCCAAGCGGATACTATGTAGTCAAACTGTACCAAAGGGGTGAATTGACTGACAAAATAATGTCAGATGACTATAGGAATGCAAGGGATTATCTGGCCTCATTCAACAAAATAGCTAAGAATGATTCACAGGTGACAGCATGATGTTTGACAAAATTGACTCTATTGTGATGGGCGTGTGTGGCTTTGCCGCCATTGTGTTAGCTATTATTTTGATAATTGAAAGGCTTTGATTATGTCTAATTTTGATAATATTAAATCTTTAACCCGTTGGACACTGCCAGACAGTTACTTTGGGGCTGAATGGCCTGAATACTTTGTATTCCTGAGTCAATCCCGTGATTCAGATGCACTCTCCCGTTCAAATTTTGAGTGCGGTTTAAGGGCTTTGGGGGGTGAATCGGACACTGTGCGAGTAGTGCGGGAGGGGCATTGGGCTGTTGGGTGGATTGAATGGATAGCTATTCATGAATCTAACACTGAGGCAGTATTAGCGGCTGATGAAATGCTTTGCGCCTTATCTGACTATCCTGTGCTCGATGAATCACATTTCAGCGAATTAGAATATTCTGAGGCTGAAAACAATTGGCAACAAATGCCGATTAAGTGGCGGGTTGAATTGTGCCAAGAGGCGGGAATTTCAGTATTTTCAGCCCGTCATGACTACATCCCACAATGTGACAATGGCTATATTTATGAGTCATTAGTCAGTCATTGAGAGTGCAAACCATTGGGCACAATGTGCCCTTTGGCCTGTACTTTTGCAGGGTTTGAAAGGTGTTGAAAATGACTAATAAAACTTATAACGGCTGGACAAATTACGCTACATGGCGGGTCAAATTAGAATTATTTGACTATGCAGACCCTAGAGACTTTTCGACTCGGTTTCATCCTGATGAGGCCTATAACTTAGGGCATGACCTGAAAGAATATGCCGAGCAATTATTGGCAGACACTACACCCCAAGGGTTAGCCCTTGATTATGCTTACGCTTTCCTAAGTGAAGTCAATTGGTACGAAATAGCAGAGCATTTAATCGAAGACTATATCTCTGAGAATGAGGTGACAGAATGATAAAAGGCACAAACGCACCTATAAAACCCTCATTTGATGGGCAAATTGTCAAATTTAAGTCACCATTTGCGAATGTTTATCTTTATGACATTTGCAAACGAAACGACAAATATGGTTGTCTTAATTGGTGGGCTTTGAACGACCCAACCGAAGAACAAAAAACCCAAGCAATAGAGGTGACAGTATGACATTAGACGAACAAAAAGCCTTTATAGATGCTTACGCCCACAACATTGCTCATCTTTCTAGAAATGAGGTAGCAGATTTTATTGCCCTTTATGAATCAGGGAAAGATTTTGATTATTCATGCGAGCATACTGTAATTATGGACGCATTGGGAATATGGCATTCCGCTATCAAATGGCACTTAAAACAATTGCAAGGGGTCACAGCATGACGCAAACCCAAGCATTAACCAAAGCCCTTATTCTTGCCATTACTGCACCAGATGATGACAGGGCAAACCATGCCGCACGATTAGCCGAAAGCATAGCCCAAGGGCTTAATGCTAAACAGGTCGAACAATGCAAACTAGATGCGCTTGAAATGATAGGGGAAAACCCTTGATATACGCCACAATTGCCCTATTACTAAAAATTATTCTCAGAAAATAAGTTAGTAACCACTAACATTCAGCCGCCTTCGGGCGGTTTTTTATTGCCTACTTTTAAGCCACTGACAGCGATTCAATGTAGGGTATTGAGGGCTAAACAATATCAAAGCCTGAAAAGTGCCTTTTAAGCGGTTTTAAAGGTATTTTCAAGCCTTAGAGTTGGTCAGCGTGTTCATCATCTACAAAAAGACATATCCCGACATGGTTTAAATCAAAATCAGGGCGCAAACCTACTCGCCAAAAGTGTGCCGCCCATCTAATCGAAATGCGAGCACCTTCAGCCACTGAACCATTGCCAATGTGCTCTAAGGCTTGTTTTTCCTTGTCAGTGTAGAAAATCACCTGACCCTTGGTGTTAGGGGGTTGACTTCTGTTTTTCAATGCCATGTAATGTGTGCCTCAAGTATTCAGCGATTAAAAGGGCTTCAGCCTTGTTTATGTCCTTTTTGAGCTTCAATTTGGCTTCAGGCCAAAGGTATCGTGCCATATCCAGCGATTCATTTTTGTCAGCCGTTAAATGGAAATGCTTTTTCCACTTTTGGGGTGTTACCAAATGCACAGGGTATCGTGTCAACTCGCAAACCGCTGAAATGACCCCTACAGCCCGACCAAAAGTGAAAGTACTGCTAACCCCTTGGTTTGGCATCGAATGCACTTGTTCCATGCAAATTTCAGCCCCTATTTTGGGGTCAACAATGCTCAGGATTCGACTTTTAAAGACCAATGCCAATATATGTTTGTCTTTATGCTCAATGTCAAATGCTTCTAGGTAATTACCCTCATGGTCAACTGCACCTAATGCGCCTGAGACTGCGCCTGGGTCAATACCTATGAACACCAAGATAATTCCCCTTTTTGTGCAGATGTAATTAACCTACTGCAATGTCCTTTTGAAATGTCAAATTGTTTAGCAATATCAACGACTTTTGTTTTTTCTTGTCTTAATTTAAGCATTGTTTGTATTTGTTCGCACATAATTTTTGTTCTTGGATGTTTTTCTCTAGGTGCGTCTTTTATCCATCGGTTTGACCTATTTTTTCGCACCCTATCAATGATGTTGTCTATATTTGTTCCCAAAAACAAATGGTTTGGATTGCAACATGGCCTGTTATCGCATTTATGTAAAACATGCATTCCATTAGGGATTTCACCTATATTGACCATCCAACTCAATCTGTGAGCTTGTATTGCTTTACTGTTTCTGCCACCTATTCTTGTTTGACCATAACCATTTGGCGTGATGTAAGCACCCCATAACCAACATTCATTGATTGCACCTTTGATGCAATGGCGTTCAAAGATTTCAGCAGGTGAGCTTATATATTGCCCATTTTTAGATTTTTGTCTGTAAATCATTGATTTCTCTCATTATTTTCATCAATTCCTGACTGATTCCCCTGAATATTCCCAATGGGTGCTGTTCCAGTTCCTGTGCCCGATACCATGCGTGTGCTTTCCAGCCACTCGTTGATGCTAGTTTCACCAAATGGGCGAGTGTGGACTGGTACAGGTCGTACCGCATCCCCTGTGACCCATAACGCTTCGGTTC